AACGAACTTCGGAGCACCCTTACGATTCAAGACTCTCTTGAACCGATCATTGGTCTGGATCAGAGCCTTGCCCCTTTCAGCGTCCCACAGTCCGCACCGCTCCAGATTCCGGCGATGAACGAAGGCCACGGCCCGGATCTCCGGTACGTTTCCTCCAGGAGTCTGTCGGCTCCTGAGAAATGCCGCCCCCGTGTCCAACTGCCCCGGGACCTGCACGATGCCCACATGGTCCTGCCGCTTTGTCTTTCCGATCCGATCCGCCGTGGCAACCACCTTGAACTGCCGGAAGACCTTGTCGAAGTCCCCGGAATCCTGCGCCTCCGCCCCAGACAAGATCTCGAACTCCAGAATGTCCGTCCCCAGCGTCCGCCCGGTTGTCATGGATCATCGAGCCTACCACAGGGCCCTGGCCTACTACAGGAACGTACTCTCCAGAACGGCGGGAATGGAGTCCCATGCCCCCTCTCCGATGGCCGCGATTCCAAACGGTTTCTTGTACTCCAGAAGAATCCGGTCGATCTCTGGGTCTCCTGTAAACGGCCCCAGGTTCGGATGCTCTGCCATGGAGAAGCTACGGTTCCCAAGCCTCTCAGACGTGATCAGAAACCGCCGCTGCCGGTCCTCCCGTCTCTCGAAGTCCTCCATGAACGGGAGTTCCCGAATCACGAGTTTCTTGCAGACATCCCGGATCGGCTTCGGGGTGATCCCGTAGGGCCTCGCATCCGGGTCCGGGTCCGTGTATCCGAACAAGCCCGTGATTTGGATGTTCTGATTCCCCCGGGGCCAGATAGAAGCATTGAGAACCGGAGAGCCGCCGATGATGACGTACTCCACTCGGGGGAGATCCCGGTCGTCCGGGTTGATGAACCCCTGCGTGAGATGCCGGTTGTAGACGATCACGTCCTTGAGATCCACCTTGTCCGACCCGGCGATCTGAAACGCCGTCCGGGTCAAGAGCCGCATCTCGTGAATCTCGATGATCTCCACCGGGAGGAGAAGCCGCCGGGTCCCATCCCCGTTGACATGAAGCGTCATTCTCCGAGGCTCGAACCACCGGCCCGTGAACCGCTCGATGAGCCGGGACGCCGACTCGATCAGGTCCATGATCCGGTCGGAGGGATAGGTGGCAATATCCTGGAACCCCTCACTTCGGATGTCGTTCTCCGTACAGTAGATCCCCGTGGCATCCGTGAGATCTACTTCTCGGTCAGAGGCATCCAAAATCACGATGTCGAACTTGACATTCTTCGTGAGGAAGGACGGATCGGTGGACACCCGCTTGTACCGCCACCGAATCTCGTGGGCCCCCACCGCCTGCGTCGAAGCCACGGTGTACTTGGCGACGTAGAAGCCCCGGGACAGTTTCTCCCCATCGGGGAAGAACTTGTCCACTACCACAGCCTGCTGACCGGAAGCCGGGAAAATCTGCGTCCCGCCCGGATCGGTGTTGATCGTGAAGTCCAGAACCGCCACATCGACCGGACGGCCCGCCTCCGTGAAGAAGATGTGGAGAGGGATATTCGCCTGCCCCGCCTGATTGATCTCGGCGGGAATGTTGGGTTGGCCTTGCGCCAGTTTAGGCTTCTGGAGAGCCATCCCCGTCCGCTCCTCCCATCACGATCTTCTTGAGCGACCGGAGTACCGAGTCATATCGGTGAAACTCCGAATTCACCCAATCCACCTTCATCTCCGAACCCCTGTTGTCGGGATCGAAGAAGTGGAACAGAAACTCTCGCCGACCCGCCCGCTTCGCCGCCTTGAGGCGGAGCCCCCGCATCTGGACGAAGGCGGCAAACGAGAGATCCCGGGTCGTGAAGACCCGTGCTGGATCACTCGCCTGCAACCATCGATCTCCGCTTGGGGGCCCCGGAAGCCGTGCCTTCCTGGGACGCCGCCACGTTCGCCGCTCTGGGCCCCATCAACCCGAGTTCCACCGTCGTGATGGCCCCGCCCCCCGGCGGATGGATGGGAATAGGAGCCGTCACCGGAGCGTAGTCCCTCATCCGCTCCGCCGTCACGATCTCCCTCATCTGCGCCTCCGTCACGACCTCGAACGTGGGAGCGAAAGTGTGGTGGAGCTTGTGGTATCGGAACGGTTCGACCGTCTCCTTCGTGAAGGGCCCGTACCAGCCCCGAGCGGACTCGTAGAGGTTCCCTTGGAACGAGATCCGATTCGCCATCTTGGGCGGGATGTCCCGGTCGTTGGGCCGGGGAACCCGAGCGTAGTACCTCTCCTCCACCAGAGGGACCCCAAGATCCACGACGGCCTCGGCCCCTGCCAGATCCGCTTCCTTCTTTTTCCTCGGCATCTTTCGACCCTCTCACAGGGGCCGGTCGGAGAAGGATGTGGATTTTTCTCCGACCGGCCCTGCCTCAAGTCCTTACCTGTCCGAAATCAGGCCTACACCTTGATTCCGGTGGCCTTCACCGACGCGGGCTCGTGCGTCAGCTTGAAGTCCATCCGCAGAGACAGGACCACGACAAACTGCCCGGCGGAAACGTCCCGGGCGGTCTGGAGTCGGATCTGCCGCCAGAATCCGACGTTCATGTTGTCCGGGAGGGTGAGAATCACGGCTGTCTCGTTCGTCCCCGCCCCGAGATTCTCCGGGAACACCGGAACGTCCACGAGGGGAACGCCGAGAGGGTTCGTGACGATGAACGCTTCCACATTCCTGTCCCCGAGCACGGTCGCCCGGTCGGACAGGGACCGCCGGTAGTTGTGGACAGCGTTCGCCGAGGTGAGCCACCGCATCCGCGGGAAGTCCCGCTGGAACTCTACGGGCATGAGCTTCAGGATGTCCGTGAAGTCGTCCTTGGTCAGCGTCCCGATGGGCGACTTGGCGAAGACGTTCGTGACGACGGTCTTGATCAGACCGTTGAACTGGGCGAGGAAGGTATCCGCCGAAGCCGTGTCACCGAGGGCGAGGACCTCGTCGATGTCGAGGGAAGCCCGTTCCGCCAACTGCGTCATGATCGTGTCGGCGAGCGCCCCCCGCTCGATGTTGTCCTCGATGACCTCGTCGGACCACCGGGCCTCCGCCTTGAACAGCTTGACGTTCAGCGTGACCTTGGTGAAGTCCGGCCTGGCCCTCTGGCCTTCGGACAGGGCAACCCCTTCGGACCCGGCGACCAGCACCCGGGACCCGAAGCGCATCGTCTCGATGAGCTGCTGATGCGACCTCATCGGGACAACATTGGCCTCCTTGAGGAGCTTCGCCTCCTTGATCAGCAGCCGGATGAACCTGGCTGCCTGGGCAGGCTGGAGGAACCCGCCGTTGGTGGAGATGTCCGACACGACCAGGTCGGCTTTCTCCAGGTAGTACTCCGACTTCTTCATCGAGAGATCCTCCTACCGAAAGAGGCTCTTTAGACCAGCGGCCCGACTAGTTGGCCGGGTCGCTGAGCCGACCCATCTTCTTGAGAGCTTCCTCGTTCTCCTTCGCCATGTTGGACGGCCAGAGATCCCTATCCCCGCCCGTGGGCGACCCCCCGCCATTGGTGGGACGGGAATCAGGATCCACGAGCGCGCTGCCCTTGGCCGACCGCTTCACCTTCTCCAGATCCGCCCGCAGAGCCCTCAACTCTGTCTGCATCGCCTGGACGGACTTCAGCGCCTGGATGAGTTCCGTCCGGGTGGCCTCGTCCACGTTGAAGGCATCCTCGATCTTCCCGACATCCCGGGCATCCCTGTGGTCTCCCGCCCCCGCCGTGGCCCGATGACCATCCGCCTGCGAGGGAACGATCTTCGCCGTGGCCGCCGGAGCCCCCGTCGGCTTCTTCATCCGCCGCTTGCGGAACTCTGCCGGGAACTTCGTGAGAAGATCCTTGAGCGTGGAGTGGATCGAGGCAAGAAGATCCTTGACCGCCTTCTTCTCGTCGGAACCTTCCTCCATCCCGCTATAGGTCTCCTCCATCCCCTGCACGGTGGACTGGAAGGCCTCCACGACCTTCGAGGTCGGAGTGTCCGCCTGGATGCTCTCCAGGATATCCACCTCCTCCTCATCCCCCGCCCCGGGGGAGGCCGTCTGAGCCTCGATCTCCTTGCGGAGAGTCCGGATCGCCTCCAGTTCCTTCTGCACCTCGGCCACGAGGGACTTCGCGTCGTCCTTCGGCTTCACAGCGGCCTCCTCCTTTGCTTGCTCCGGACTCGCCGGAGGCTTGCCTTTCGTGTCGTAGTCCGCCGACTTGTAGATGGCGAACTTCTCCCCATTTGCCCCACGGCGGACGAGAGAGACAAACTGCACGTCTACATCTCGGAGTTCCCTCCGCTTCTTCTGCATAGCTCAACCCCTATGCGGTCTCGGGATGATCCACGACGTTCCTGGCAACCCCGGCGAACGAGAAACCCGTGATCTCCCCGTTGAGAATCTGCTCCCAGAGAGCCTTGTCGTGAATCTTCACCGCCATCACCCAAGCCCCCTCCGGAAAATCGGGGTCCCCCTTCCTGGCGATGAAAGACTCTACCACATCGACGTTGCGGACGACGGAATCGTGCTGCTGATCCACCCCGGAGGTCGGATCATGCCGGTAGCGCATGAGGAACTTATGCGCCATCTCCTCCACTTCCGCTTCTGACATGAAATCCCCGTGAGCGTCCTCCTCCCTCGGCTTATAAACCGTCCCGTAGACGATCTGCCTCATCTCGTCCTTGCGGACGATGGCCGCAATCGCCTCGAACCGGGCGGTCCCCACCTCCGTCTCCTTCCTCACGACCTCCAGAGCAGAGAGCGCGGCCCCTACCCCTGCCCCCAAGCCGGAGATCCCGCCCCTTGCCAGAGCGAACCGATCCGTCTCCGAGGAAACCCGGAAGCTCTCCTCCACTTCCTGCAAAACCTGGACGAGATCCTCCTCCGTAGCAGACAAGGTCCCCTTTTCCTTCTTGGGCCTGCCGATTACCGCCTTGACCCCTTCCGTGAGGGAGATGGTACGGAAGGAACCCGGCTGAAAATCCCCGGGGTCCCGCTGCCGAAGCCGGAAGGAGTTCTCTGTCTCGTCCACGCCTCCGGCCTTGAAGTCGTTTTCCCGGGCCCACCGCTTGGCATCCGCCGCCGTCGGGAACCTCTTCTTGTCGAAGATCAGCGTCTGGATCTCGGTCTTCGTCGGCTTCTGCTTCCCCACTTCCGACACGAAGTCGATGAACTCCATCCCTTGGAAGAGAAGTTCCCCTCCGGGGAGCTTCCCCACGACCCGGGCGAGAGAGACCCGTTGCCCGAACTCTGCCGCCATGATCTGGGCCTGCGCCCGGGCCCGGAAAATCGACTCGGCCCGAAACGTCTTCGCTATCGGCCCCCGATCTGTGAAAACCACGACGGCATAGGTGTCGTCTACAGTGATCTGGCCGTCGAGAGGAACGTCGATCTCGGTCCCTTCTGGCAAAAACTCTTTCTCTGTCCCGAGAGGAAGGGCGAGCCCGCTACTGTCCAGAATGAAGAACATCCCGTCCGGATGGTCGATGAACTCCTTGGCGATCTCCGCCTTGCGCCGCCTCCGACCCCGGTGAACCGTCGCCGCCTTTTCCCACTTCTCGGGATGGGCCGCCAGGAGACCGGCGACCTGTGAGGATGCCGATTCGACAGCTTCGGTCAGAACCGCTGTTTCCTTCCCGTCCATAGGGCCCCCAACAAAAAATGCCGACCCGCGGATCTCGCCGCGAATCGGCATCGGGAACTCCGTAAGCCGAGAGTCTAGATCAGACTTCCGACAGAATACCCGGGGGAAGCCACTCCAGCCGCCCCTCCGGGAGGACCCGATGTTCCGTAGGTCCCACCCGAACCCTGTATATCCTATGCCGGTCGATCAGAAGTGTCAACTCCCCAAACGGGAGCTTCCCCGCGGTGATGAAATCCTGGAGACGACCCAGAAGTAGGGCGTTCTCCCGCTCCACTTCCTTGGAGGGCCGATCCGAGAACTCTCTTGCCTCCGCCGTCCGCCCCATATCCTACCCTAAAAAGTTTTGGGACTGAACGCAAGTCCTTACAGAGGAATGGTATCCGTCCGACAGTTGTGGGTTAGAATTCCCCCTCCCACCACGAACGTCTCGTCTTCCTCTACCTGGAGAGTATAGACACGCGTTCCTGGGCTAAAAAAGCGGTCCGCCCGGAGGAGGGGCAGGACTCGAAAGACTCCAGAGACGGCTTCCGAAAGAGGAGAATCGGGCCGTACTCCTTCCGGAACTCCCTCATCAAAAACTCGTGCTTCCTCCGGACCCACCCCTTGACCTCGATCCACAAGTCGAGATCCGGGAGAAAGAAATCGGGGAGGTACGTTCTGTCGGCCATCTGGAATCGCCGGGGTTCGTACTCGTACCGAATCCCGGCCTCGTCCATTGCCACGCAAAACCGAAGTTCGTAGGAACTCCGTAGGCGCAGCCCCCGATATTCGATGGGAGACGGATGAACAGGAGGCTTCCCATACATCGGGTTCCTCTTTCCGGACATCCTCCGCCGGAAACTCTCCGGTTTCGCCCGCCCCTTCCGGGCTCTGTTCCGACAAGTCATCGAGCAATAAATTGCAATCCCCATCCGCTTCCGCACCTCGTTGCGGAGAACCGACTTTCCGCAGATCGGACAGGGTTCGGTCCACCACGTGACCCGCTGCCCCTGTAGTTTGCAGGGCAGGGAACAGAACTTTCTCCCGGCCCTCTCCGTCTGAAAAACGGCTCCACAAATAGGGCAGCAGACCGTCCGAATGGGATGGGTCCTCTGATGATAGAAAAGGCCGCTCTCCACCCTCCCCAGATTCTTCTTCCGCGTTGCTGCCCCCCGGCCTTGCCGCCGACACTTTCTGGAACAGTACCTCGTTCCGCGACACCGGAAAACCCGGAATTCCTTGGAGCAGATTGGACAGATCCGAACTTCCGTGCCGCCTCGATTTCCAAACCCCTTTAGCCCTCCCATGACAGAAGACCTCTTTCCCTGCCCGGAGATCCCCCGCGGGACAGTAGCCCCTCGGGGTCAGCACCGGATGGTCATCTGTCAGTATGACACTAGATATCAAGTTTACAAGCCGAACCAGCCCCCCATTATGCCGTCTCGACGCGAGCCCAGAAATCCTTCTCCACCGTCCACGATGGGTAAACACTTCATCCCCTACACGCAGGTGTTCCACAACCACCCATCCTCGCCTCGTCAGAATAGGAGACCTCTCAGCTACACATCGGAAATGGTACGGGGGAGGCCCGATCCCAAGGTCTTGAATGTCCTCATCGGACCGCCTCTGATCGTACTTTCCCACCTGGTCCACCAGACCCTCCGCCGCCCCCAGAACCTCCGCCACGACAACCCGTTTCCCGTCCTCCCCAAGAATCCCGAGAAGTTTCCGATCCTCAGGACCCGTCCACTGCCGGAGAAACGGCATGGCAAACCGCACGTCCTCCGGGTCCGGTAGGTCTTGGAGAGCCTGGAGCTTCCCCAGAGAATCCCCCACAGAGAAGGTCTTCCCATGAAGAAAGCGACACTGCTCGGTCGTCCTCTCGTCGAGAACCGCCACGATCATGTACCGCTCCACCCGGACACTATCGTAGGAGACCATCTGGGAGTATGTCCTGGATCTCCCCGCGAACAAGGAGGCGAGCGTCTCCATGTACCCCCGCATCTTGAGCCGGTTCAAGATACGCTCCTCCAACTCCCGGGCAATCTCCTTC